AGAAACAGGTCTAAATGTAAGAGAAGATAAGCCACCTTCTAAAGATAAGGTAGCAAGAGTTCAAGATATATCTGCAACATTAGAATCAGGAAGGGTTAGTCTGCTAAAAGGTCAATGGAATGAAGAGTTTGTACAGCAACTCGTAAAATTCCCTTCTGCAAAACATGATGATATGGTTGATTGCCTTGTAATGGCGATTAACAAAAATATGTGGAATCACGCAAAGATAGTTTACTTTTCTTAAAAGCACTCCGTTTTCCAAAAACTTCTAGTGTAATAGAAAAAAAAATTATATTATTGCGAAATAATAAGAAAAATATTAATGAAAATGGCGAGTGTAAATAGAGAACACGCTGAACTGCTTAATGATTATGTAAATTATATTCAGGGTATAGTATATGAAGCTACTGAAGATAGTCCTGCTAAAAAATTTGAAGAATTTAATGAAATTTTAGCAAATATTATTAATTACACTAACGCATTTCAAAAAATAGTAAAAAGCAGCAAAGATGATAGAGAGTGGGTATATATGCAGCCGAATTTAATGCTTTACGCTTCAATGGGGTTTTTATCAGGAATTAAAAACAGGGTCAACAGAAAATTGATAAACAGCTTAACAGAGCGTTTGTTTGATAAAACAGTAGATTTTGTAGGAGAAACTACTGATATTTTAGATGAAATAAATAGAAGAAAAGAAAGAGCTAAAAATATTAAAATAATTCAAAAACATAGAGATAAATGAGTGTAACAGTTAAAGTAACTCCTAACGATGGAAGTCGTGCTATATTTTTTGATGTTCCAACGGAATGGGAAAATATAACATTAAAGCATTGGTCAGAATTAGCATATATCATTAAAAAGCATCAAAATATTGATGAGTTAAAAAGAAATTCTATATCGAACAGTATAGATGTTAGCGAAGAAGAGTATAACACTATACTTAACAATGCTAAATTTTTAAATGAAGCTCAATTAAATAGAGATATATTTTGCTATCTATCAGGATTAGATAAGCAAGACATGAAAAGTGTAAATATGGAGCAGGTTACGCAAGTAATAAATGCTATTGGAATACTTACAGAAGAATACGAGCCTAAAGGAATTAATTCTTTTGAATTAGACGGGGAAACATATTATTTTCCTTCAGAATTTTTAAAGAAAAATACTTATGGGGATTTTATTGAAGCTACACAGCTTGACATGACAGTTGAATCAATGAGAAACGGAAGGTATGATGTTTTGCCTGAACAGATGGCTATATTATGCCGAAAATCAGGAGAAGAGTATGATGATGAAGCTATACCCGAAAAAACAGAAAAATTTAAACAATTAACAATGGACATCGTTTTTGAGTTCGCTTTTTTTTTGACCAATCAAAATCAAAAATTACTGAAACTTTCCAGTATGTTTTTGGAGAAAAAAGAAAATCAATGATGGCGGTAAAAACAGAAAGCTTGTTTAGAATATATGTTGAGCCTTTTGGATGGTTAAACAGCCTATATGTTTTAGCAGAAAAAGGTATTTTTAAAAAAGACGGACAAAATCATATAGATAGTGTAAAAAACACGAATTTATATAAGGTTTTGACTTATTTGAGCTGGATTTCAGCTAAAAACGAATATGAATCAAAGGTTACAGAAAAAATGTCTAACCCAAACAAAATAGAGTAATATAATATGGCGATAATAAAACTTAATGATATAGTAACTGTAATGAAAGACAAATGGACTTTTGGGGATAAGTTTTTTGGATATACAGAGGAATTTAATGATAATCACAACACTCAATACCCTTCATTGTTGGTTACGCCGCCTACATCTGTTTTCCCTGAAGTAGGACTGAATAATGGTTGGGAGAATTACACTTTTGAGGTGTATTTTTCTGACCTTTACAATAGAACGCAACAAGCAAATGAAACGATACAGCAAAAATGGACTAACCTGCAAGATTTAGCAACAGAATGGTTAGATGATTTTTTAAAATACTATCAAGACACAGCTCCTATAACAGCTTATCTTGAAGATGAGAGTGTTACTATAGAAAGAAACAAAGAAGTAGCTAATGACCAACTAATACAGCTTAAAATGACATTTACATGGAGAGTGTTTAGTAAGTGTTTTAGACCTCAATCTACTTCTCCTAATCAGATACCTAATTTAGCAGTTTGGTTAAGGGCAGATAGTGGATTAACTTTCAGCACCCCTACCAAAAAAGTATCAGCTTGGGCTGACCAATCAGGAAATTCTAATAGTGTCGCTCAATCCACTTCAGCAGACCAACCTTTAAGATATGCTTATGACGGAGCTTCTGACAAGGCAAGAGTAAATTTTGATGGAACGACAGATAAGATGACCTCTAGTTCTAACTGCCCTATAACTACAGATTTTACTATATTAACTGTAGCGCAGGCTAATCCTGTAACGCCAGCATTTACAAATACCTATTCCATGCACTATCAAGCTGCTCCTGAAGTTGTAACTATTGGTAATCCGCAAGATGCAGGAGGAAATAACATATACTCATTTACAGATGGAGCAGGTAATGATAGCGCTTTTAGTTGTTCTGTATGGTCAAATATTGACCCTACTCAAACAGCTAGAGGATGGGTAGACAAAAATGATGCGGCAGCTAATAAAGAATACTCTTTTTATAGTTTATCTTCTAATGGGTATGTTTATGTAAGGTTATTCTGCGTGGGAGGTCAGCTTCAAACTAGAGCAACAGTTTCTAGCGTATCAGAGCCTGGCGAGTGGCATAATTATGTTTTCACTTATGACGGAAGTAATTCTGCGACAGGATTAAAGATATATATTGATGGAGTAGAAAGTCAGGACAGCCAACAAACAACCAATTATATTGGAATGGCAGAAACAGCGGCTGATTTAGAGCTAGGAAATGGAAATGGAAACGCATATTATGGTTCGTTAGATGAAGTTAGTATGTTTAATAAAGAATTATCTCAAGCAGAGGTAACAGAAATTTATAATAGTGGTAATCCTGCGGATATAAATACTTCTAGCGTGAAAAACGATTCAATAGGTTGGTGGAGAATGGGAGATGGAGCAACATTCCCAACTATACCTGATTTAAGTTTAGCGTCTACGAGTCCTAATGACGCAACTATGACAAATATGGATGCTTCTGATATAAGGGCATGGGCGCCAACTTCTGAACAGTCGTCTTATTTTTCTTATGAGTCAGGTAATTCTCACATACGATTAGGAAGTTCTTCAAGCAGGTTGTATTGTAAGGTTGCTGATTCTGCACAAGCTTCAGGGGAGTGGCACGCAAGATTTGTTTGGGATGGAGATACTTCTAATTATCACATTGCAACTATGCACTTAGACTCCTCTACATCTAACTTAAAGTTACAATATAATGATTCTACTATAATGGAAGCAGTAATGAGCAATTATGATAACACTCAAACATATAATAATGCTTCTTTTGTTATTGGAGATGGGACTCAGTTGGGATTTTTAGATGGGAATATACAAGAAGTTATAGTTTACAATAGAGCGTTAAACTCATCTGAATTATCAGCAGTTAAAGATTATTTGAATAAAAAATACAAAATATATTAAGATATGGCATACGGGATAAATGGAAGTTTGGAATTTAGTATAGAGCCAGCAGGTTCTACAAGCTCCACATCTTTAAATAAAAAAAGACAATGGTCTTATGGATTTCAACAATGGGTTAGTGCTAACGAGCCTATAGAGTACACAGTTTTATGGACAAATGGGACAACGGTAAATGAAGGCACAGAGCCTTTAGCTAGCAATTACAATTCAACCACACAAAAAGGAGATGTTGTAAATGTTATATTTGATATATACACAAGTAATGATAAAGATTTAAGCCCTTTCACTACAGAGTGGGCCTTAACAGCGTCTATACGAAAGTCAAGAGATATGAGAAATTTAATTGACGGCCCTAATGCAGATGGAGGGGGTGGAACGATGGTAGCTACAGGTCATAGATTCACTATAGATATAAGTGAAATAATGAAAGATGAAATCAGCTACAGTTTAGTGCCTTTAGGAAAGGGAACTTGGACTAATTGGAAGTGGGGAGGACTCAATGGCACTCCTGTTCCTCAAGATAATGTAGCTGTACCTGTTTGGCAGGCGGATTTCATTCAATCCCAAAATGGAGCTTACAGGTGGGTTAGAGTAAAAGCAAGAACAGAGATTTTAGATGGAGATGGTCTTATACAGGAAGCTACAGCGTCAGGTTCTACAAAAACATCAATGCGTCAGATTGCGGTTATTAACAGTATATTAGATAGAGATGGAAATGAAGTAGATGGAAATGGGTGGTACTCTGCCTTCGTTCATGGTGGATGGTCATCGTCATCTACCTATGCTAGAATAATGCAAAGCAGAGCGCCTAATTATGCTTTTAACCATTCTTGGGGGTATGGGCCTGGCTCTAGACGCTATAAAGATGTAAGGCCTGGCGAGACAGGGGAATATTTACAATGGATACAAAACCGTATTAATAATAATAATATTTGGCACACTGCCTCTTCCAATCCTGAGGGGGTTGCGTATGGGTCAGGAAACACTTCTGATTTAACAGCTAATACTTATATGGAGGTAACTGCATATGATAAGGATGGCTCCGAACTTAGAAGCTGTAGATTGTTTGATTGGGTAAGTAATCTGAAGCCAAAAACACAAGTAAATGGACAAACAGAGGTTTACGAGAGAGGCCAAGACCGAGTATGTGTTCAAAATGTTTCCATTCCTTTTATTAACGCTAACGCTATATGGGAAGATTCAACGATTCAAGCTATATGGGAGAAAGGGGGTACTCTTTACACTAGGCATCAAATAGACACAGTTGGAACCACAAGAGGGCCCGATGCTTTATTTATAAATGACGAAGTCTCTTATTATAGAACTAGGACTAGAATAGTTAGTTGTGAGGATGGTCAAGTGGGCCCTCCGAATGTTCAGGGGACTATAAAGAATATTTCTGAAGCAAGATGGTACAGGGTAGATATGAGCAGGACACATGCTAAACAATCAACAGAAAGATGGGGAGGTATGTATTATACAGAATTACGCTCCGATGCCACTACTAATGCTAAGCATATAGGAGGGAAGGCTCTTTCTTGGTGGTCAAGCGAATCTCCTTATGTAAGGTTTTATTGGTTAAATACGGCTGGAGGTATTGATAGCTATACCTGTAAGGGGCCAAGAACTAAAGGATTTACAATAGAAAAAGATGTTATATTAAAAAATCAAGGAAATCCTACTAATTTTGGTATTGGTATGTCTCAAGGAAATAATCCTTACCCTCAAAAAAATGCCATAACGACCTCTCCTAACACTCCATACAAATCAGACACAATAAGAGGTCAAGATAACCATAGAGGAGGTAGAGAGGTTTTAAGGTCAACAGTAGATAGAGTAGGTAGTGCAAGTACAGAGCTTTTAGCTCCTGATGTTGCTGAATGGGTAAGAGAGATTGCTACATCTCCAAATGTATGGATAGAGGTAAATCAACAAAAATCTTTACAAAGAGAAAATGCTTTTTATAAAATTGCATATAAAAGCTTATCAGACATAGAAAAAGGTGCAAATATGGATGGAAGGACTCCTAATAATTTTGTTTATGTTCCTGTAGTGATAACGAATTCAGATGTAATAACAGAAGATGAGACAGGAGCGGTTTCTATAAATTTTGACTATATACACTCACATCCTGTTAAAACTCAAACTACCTAACATATGAAAAACATTCAAATAGAATTACTTCAAGATAGAAACTATGGGGGAACCATTCCTAATGGAGTTGCAATAGGAGGAAATATACTCTTAAATACGGGATTTACAGGAAGTGCGAGTGATTGGGATTTAACAACCCAAACAGCTGGAGGTACGGCTGTATGGAATTATTGGAATAACACTATTCGTAAATATGACTTAACAGTAGCTAGTTATTTCTCTCAAAGCATAGACACTTGTCAAGGGTGTAATTATAGGGTAAGCGTTGAGTTTACAGACTACAATAGAGTGGGTAATTTTTTTATTGTTGGCGCAAGTTCAACAGGCTCAAATGTTACTATTCTGAGTAATACGATAGTTACCGCAAATAGTGCGGGAACAACAGGCAACGGATATAGGACGATAGATGTAGATTTTATTAAGGGGGGTAATGTTTATGATAAAATATGGTTCGGAGCTTCTTCAGGAACAAGATTAAGGATAACAAAAATTACTCTTAAGCGTCTAGGTGTGGATGACAGCCTAGTCATTGGAAGATTAGAAGCACCAAACCCTGAAGATTTTTCCTTCGCTATGACTTTCGCTATAAACGATACAAGCGATATTGAAAGCAGAATGGGTTCATATAGTAAAACATTTGAAATACCAGCTACAGCACATAACAATAAAGTGCTTAAAAATATGAATATTCCTAATTCTACTAATTTAGGAGCGGAGCTGAAATTCAAAATACCATGCAGGATATCTTTTGGAAATCTTTACTCAATATATGGTTTAATTCAAATTCAAGATGTTATAAGAGTTAATAATTCGGCAATAGCTTATTCTTGTGTTTTCTACGGAGATAATGTGGGATGGGCAAGTCTTTTTGAAAATAAATACTTGCACGAAATGGTTATACCAAACTCTACAAATTTACCACTAACCGCCAAAGCTATAACTGAAACTTGGAACGCGGATAACGCAGCAACCATAACAAAATATGATGGAACAACCTCAACAAACACATCTCCCGTTATTTATCCTGTAGCTACTTATGGCCCTACAAATGAAACAGGAGTGTCTAACACTTTTCAATTATTAAGGCAATATTGGGAGTATGATTGGGCTACGAATGGTACGGGCTACAGCACAAGTCAAAATGGGTGTTATGGCGCTGCGGGAACAACAACATATGGAACGCCTGAGCCTGTGGTAGATTGGAGACCTATGATGTGGGTTTACAAAATAATTAAACAAATGTTTGAAGATATAGGGTTTAGTATCTCTTCAAATTTTATAGAAAGTGATAATTTTAAAAGGTTGTTATTTGCGCTTCCAAACTGTGAGTATTCAAATTCATCTGAAAGATATCAGAATAATCTCAATCAAAGTAATTTTCTTAAAATAAATCTTACCGATTATTTAACTCCTATTTTGCGAACTTGGAGTTTTACTCAAAATTTTACTTGGACTACCATTCCTAATCCAGCAGAAAAATTTGCTTCTAGGCAGACAGCCGCTATAGGGCCATTAGGGTCTCATGTATTGTTTAATAATTTTCAAGAGAGTAATATTACAACCACAGATGCTTCAAACTACACATACTTTACTATTGGAACAGCTGGGTATTACAGGTTTGAAGCTAGTAATTTTAGTTATTACATTGGGGGAATTACAGCGTTTGGTGGAACAGGTCAAAACAGCAGTCAAGCCTTTTTTGCAGCAGGATTAGGTATTCAATGTCAAACTGTTGGACATTCAGGGTGGCAGACTTTAGATTATAATGTAGGAGATTATACTGTAAGTATTGCTAAGGGGAATTCTGCTCCCTTCTTTCCTTTTCCCTCAGCTAATAGTGCGCAAGGGGATGATATGGAAGATTTTGCTTACGAAGGATATTTCAACGAAGGAGACAAAATAAGATTGTTGTGGAGGATTGAAATGAAATTAAAAGGCGCTTCTCCTGTTCAAGGAAACACAACATATCTCTCAAATGTATACATGTATTTAGTATGCGCTTCTCCTGATGTTTTATCTTTCCCATTGGGTAATGCTGATGCTACAATAAATATAGAAATGTTAAACCCTTCAAGATTGGAATATCAACAGAATTACAATTTAACAGACTTAATACCACAAGACTACAAACAGTTAGACTTTTTGAAAGGGATATCTCATTGTTTTAATTTGCAGTTTCAAACAGACACTAGAAGGAGGACAGTAACAATAGAGCCTTATACTGATTTTTATCTACCTCCAAAAAATGCTATTGATTGGACAGGAAAGTTAGATAGGTCAAAAGAAATTAGAGATGAATGGATACAGTCTAACTTTACAAGAAGATTAATATTTAAGTATAAAAGTGATGATAAAGATGTTATGTCTAAGTATATGGGGGTAAATCATTTTGAAAATATCAACGACTTCTATCCGTATTGGGAAGATTTAAGTGATGGATACCCAACGGGAGAAACAATTTTTGAGAATCCGTTTTTTGCTGGAACTTACGAAAACTATGTGGATACTTTTAATGTCACAGGAACTCAGAATTTTTATGCCGCTGCTTTATGGGAGTATTTTGACGGTCAAATAGAAAAAGGCTATGACTTTTTACCTAGACTTCTTTATTACACTAAGCTTGATTTAGGAACTCAAGAGGCTGCAAATACAGTAGATAGATATATAAACGAAAATATATATAGAAATTTCAAAGCGCAATGGTGGGAAGGAACAATGAATGTAAAGAAGAATTATAGCGCTTATATATCTTGGTCTGATTGGACAGATAGTCATTACTCCACAGGATTCCCTCCTGCGCCTTGGTACGGAGCCAATCCTCCTTATAAGCCTTTCGGATTTAATTGGTATCATGCTTTTGTTCCTCAATGTACTTTTATTAATAGGCAGGAATACACAAATAGATTTGGATTGAGCTATGGAAATTATGTTTGTCAAGATTATTATCAAGACGGAACATTAATCCCAGGCGCTCCATGGCAAACATCTCAATATTATGGGACTGAACAAACAGGAGAGGGTCTGTATCACAGGTATTACAAGCCAATGATAGACGGATTAATACAACAGCCCAAAATGAGAAGGTGTTATGTGGATTTAACTGTTAAAGATATTGCGGCTTTAGATTTCTCTAAATTAGTTTACATTGACGGAATATATTATAAATTAATTAAAGTCTCAGATTGGATGCCAGCTGAAGGTAACACTACTCTAGTTGAGCTTCATCAATACAACCCTGCAAAAGGTGCGGGATTACCACAGACTCCTGTATGGATAAATACAACATCTATAGGTGGAGGAAATACTACAACAACATGGGGGCCTGGCGAAGAGCCTTCTAATCCGAACCTAGGTTTTTAATAATAAAAATATGACAATAATAGGAAATAGAAGAATAAATGGTAAAGCTGTAAAATCAACAGGACTTCCCGCTATTGCAGGGTTAGAAACCCCCAATACTTTTACTTTAGTTACAGACACAAAAGATTGGATATCTAAAAATGTTGAAATGGCTTTCGCTAGTGGCAAAAATGTAAGTCAAGATTATATGTCAAATTACAATCATCGCCCTCAGTTTACGCTTAGTGCTGGAACCACATTAGTAGATGGAACTTCATATAATAATAGTTGGATTCCAAAATCTGCACAAATGATAGCTCCCGCAGATTGCTACCTGAAACGAGTTTATGGATATCTTAATACGGCTGGCTGTTCAGGTGTTGAAGAGTCATTTACAATAGTAATAAGTATATGGAGCAAGCCTGTAACTGTAGATGGTACTGCAAACACAGCTGTAAAATTACTTTTTCAGCAAGAAATAGGAGATTTAATGGGGAAGGCTAACGCTTATACTCAAGCTATTGACGGCTCTACAGATTCTAGGGTGGGAGATTCAAGCTATTTAGTAAACCAAAATGAAGGTATTATGGCTACAATTAGGTGTGAAACGGGAGCAGAGTCCGTCCCTTGTAATTTTAGAATAAATTTTGAGATGACTTTTGAAACTATTGATGGTCAAACCATCACAACATCTGATTTTATTTTACCTTCAATAGCAACAAGCAGAATGAATAGATACACTAATGTTCTTAGTCAGCCAAATAGACAGAATATAAAGCAGTCAGACTCTGATTTTTCAAATGATACGGAATAGATTAATATGAGTAAATTTAATATCATAAAAGAAAGCTTAAAAAAAGAAGGCATTATTTATATAAAAATGCTTAAAGATGAGTTAGAGTTTCAAAAGCACATGGCTTCAGGAAGGCTAGCTAAAAGCTTTTATACAACTATAAATGAAACTACTAATACTATTGTTTTGAGTGTTATGAATGATACTCCTTATATGTGGTTGGTTAATGACGGTAATTCAGGGGGAGTAAGAGCTTCCTTTCAGGCAATATCAGATTGGGCATTGGATAAGCAAGATAGAGGAGAGATATCATTCACTAGCGAACACGCTCTTAATAGATTTGTACAAAAAGTAAAACACAATTTAGAAAAAAAATACCTAACAAGAGGTGGAGAGATGGTTGCTCCTAGGAGATACTTTTTTATTGATATAGTAATTGAAAAGATTAAAAAGGAAAGATTAAAAAAAATAGAAGATGATATAAATAATCAGATAATAGATTTTTTAGAACTAAAGAAAAAAGAAAAAGTAGTTAAAATAAATATAGCATAAAGACATGGCAGATAAAAAAATAGCATTTCAGGTTGAGATACAAAATATTGAGAAAGTAACTAAATTAAAGGAAGAGTTAAAAAAGTTAAGAAAACAAAACCGAGAGTTAGAAAAAGATACCGCTAAAAATACTAAAGCGGGAAAATTTGCAGCTGCTCAATATGATAAAAATGCCAAAGCTATTGGCGACAAGTCAAAAAAACTTAGAGATTTAAATAAGGCAATTAAAACAAATACTGCTGACACAGGGAAGGCAACTAAAAGTAATAACAGTATGGCAAAGCAGTTTTTAAAGGCATCTGCTGCTATTGGTATTGTAGTAGGTGCTTTTAGGGCTGTAAACCGTATTGTATCAAGTGTTGTTTCTGTGTTTACTGAATTTGAATTTACAATGGCTAAAGTTCTAGCTGTTTCAGGTGCTACCACAAATGAATTTAATGCACTTTCAGAGTCAGCTCAAGAGCTTGGTAGAACAACATTCTTTACTGCACAACAAGTTGCAGAACTTCAGTTAAACTATTCTAAATTAGGATTTTCTGCCGCAGAAATATTAGATGCGCAAGAAGCTACACTAGCTTTAGCTACTGCGACAGGTAGTGATTTGGCTAGAAGTGCAACAGTAGCAGGTGCCGCAGTAAGAGGTTTTGGTTTAGATGCTAGTGAAACAGGCAGAGTGGTAGATGTGATGGCTGTTTCTTTTAGTAGTTCTGCTATGGATATAGAAAAATGGCAAACATCTATGACTAAAGTTGCTCCGATTGCAAAAGCAGCAGGTTTTTCTATTGAAGATACCGCAGCTATTATGTCAAAGCTTACTGACGCTGGTATTGAAGCTTCTATTGCGGGTACATCTTTAAGAAACATCTTGTTAAAAATGCAAGACCCTGCATCAGATTTGTCTCAAGCTTTTGGCGGCACAATACACTCATTAGACGAGCTTGTTCCAGCTATGAAAAAGTTTGTTGAAGAAGGAGGAGATATGGCTAGCATTATGGAGGTAGTTGATTTAAGACAGGCTGCTGCTTTTGAGCAAATGATAACTTCAGCTGACGCTACTTTAGAGCTTAGAGACAAGCTTAAAGACGCTAGAGGAGAAGCAAAAAGAATGGCTGATATTATAGGGAACACATTACAGGGTTCTTTCTTGAAATTTAGTTCTGCACTACAGGGTTTATCTATATCTATAATGAAAGATTTTGCAGCAGGATTGCAAAACGGATTAGAAAAACTAGCTAAATTTTTAAATGCTTTAGCGGAAAACAGCAAAGTAATAACTACTACAATAGGTGTAGTAGCCAAGCTGGTTAAGTGGCTTGGAATATATAAAGTGACAATCATGGCTATTCCTGCTGTTCAGGCAGCAGTAAATACAGGGATAATAGCTTTTAGAGGTGCGGCTGCGGCTGCAACAACTGCTACTATGACACTATCAGGTGCTTTAGCAACATTAAAACTAGCCCTACAAAGGCTCTTAGGTGCTACAGGTATAGGGCTTTTAGTTGTGGCTGCTACTGAGTTAGCTAGTAGATGGCTTTTAGCAAAAGACTCTACAGATGATTATGTAGAAGCAAATGAGAAGGTTTTAGAACAAGCTGAAAGATTACAGGCTATAAACGACCATACGGATAAATTAATGAGAACAAGACTTGGTCAGTCTAAAAAAGCCGCTCAGGACAACATTGATATGCTACAGAAAGAAAAAACCATGACTCTTTCTATTTTACATTCTAGCAAACAAGGATTAAATGAATTAACAAAAGAAGAAGAAGAAGCTCATAGAAAAAGAATTAAGAGATTAAACTTTAGGATTAAATTGGAGAAGAAAAATCTTGATGAAATTATAGATAAAGAAGAAAAACAAAAAGAATTAGAAAAAGATTTAATTTATATACAGGAACAAAAACTAGCGAAGGCTAGGGAGATTGTAACTACTGATGAAGCTTCTTTAAAGGCTAAAAACAAAAAAATAAAAGCTATAGAGGACGAGATAAGCAGATTACAATCTTTAGGTGTAGAAGAGGAAAAAATAGAAGATATAGACCAAAAGAAAATACAGAAGCAAAAGGACTATATAGCTGTAATGAAAGGAGTTCTTGATGGTAGTAAAAGTTTAATTGATGCTGAAAAAGAATTAAGAGATAAGGTTATTGAAAGGCTTGACGCAGAGTTAAAGGCTATGCCAATAACTGAAGAGAACCTTCATAAAAGAATAGAATTAGAAGCTAAACTTATAGAGCTTAAAACTAAAAATATAAAGAAAACAGAAAACGCTATAGATAAAGAGTTAAAGGCAACTAGAAAGCTTATTAGAGAATATTCTAGTCTAGGAGGAGCCTTGCAGACTATTGCTGGAGATAGTGATGAGTTAAACGGTATTAGACAAGCAGGAGAGGCTATAACACGAGCAGCTGCCGTAGCAGAAGCTCTTTTGACTTTAAGAACAACCGCTCAAGCATTAGCTAAAGGAGAGCTTAATCTTGCAACATTATTAGGAACGCAGGCTACACAAGCAGATACAGCTGCAACAGTAACTAACACAACTGTAACCGCAGCAGATACAGCTGCAACAACTGTAGATACAGTAGCAACGACAGCAGATACAGCGGCGACAGGGGTAAATACAGCAGTAACAACTACAAACATGGCAGTAGAAGCATCAAGTATTCCTGTAAAAGTAGCTTCGGGTGCTGCAAGTCAAGCAAAACTACCTTGGCCTTTGAATATTATTGCTATTATTGCTACATTAGGTATATTAGGTAAAATACTTGGTGTGTTTGAAAAAGGAGGTGTAATAGATGAAAAGTTTGCAAGAGGAGGTATGGTTCATGGAAAATCTCACGCACAAGGCGGAGAGAAGTTTGCTGTAGGAGGAAGGGTTGTAGAATTAGAAGGAGGGGAAGCCGTAATTAATAAACGAAGTACAGCTATGTATAAAGACCAGCTTTCTGCCATAAATCAGGCAGGAGGAGGTAGAAAGTTTGCAGATGGTGGTTTATTAAATATGCCTAAATTTACAACAGCACGATTTGGAAACACAAATCAAGGAACAGGAGCGCAAAAGGTTTATGTAGTAGAGTCAGATATCTCTAGCACTCAAAATAGTGTTAGTGTAATTCAAGCGGGAGCTACCATATAATTAAGTTTAATTTAAAAAAATTAACATATGTTTGTTAGTAAAAAAGTAAAAGAGGAACGAATAAGTGTTTGTAAAAATTGCGATTTTTACAGAAATTTCTTAATGCTAAAAAAACCTAAATGGACAAAAGGAGCAAGATGCGGAAAGTGTTCTTGTTTTATAGACGCTAAAGCAAGTTTATCGAAAGAATATTTTGGAGAGTGTCCTTTAGATAAATGGGATAAATAATAAATAATAATATGACTTTCATAGAACAGGTAGCAAATAAACTTTCGGAAGAGGAAAAAATAGAAATAAAGCAAGCTGTTAAAAGTAACGATAAGGCAGCAGCTGACAATATGTATGATAAATCTGCACTACCTTTTTTGTTTAGAAAATGGAAAGAATACATTCCTAAAGTAAATCAAAATATAGAATGTGTTAGTTGTCGTAAAACAGTTTCTAAATTTTGGAAAGATGTGGTTGCTCATATAGATAAGAACACTATAACAACTAGAACAGGAGCTTTAGCTAAAGACGCTGGCTCTTCAATATAACAATATGGGAAGACAAAACAAAAAAGAAATAGTTTACGAATATATTAAAATTGCAGAGAAAGAAATCTCTAAAAGATGGCACGAACCAACTCTTCAAGATATGTTAAGGCATTTAATAGAAAAAGGGATTGTTGAGCCAAAAAGATTAAGAAACTATATGATTATTTATGATTTTGACACGCTTCTTAAATACAACGAAGGAAGCAGAACTCATACCTTTATGGATTTATCTATAAAGTATGATATTTCAGAAAGACAAGCCCAAAGTGTCGTTTATAAAGAACGAAGAAAAGAAAACCCCACCACAAACATCACATTTTAAAGTTTTTTCCTAAAACTGCGTAAGATTCTCATAAGTTAAAAATATTTTTGCGCTTATGGATAAAAAATGGTATGAAATCAATAATAGCGCGTCTGATGTTACTGATGTTTATATCTTTAACGATATAGGCACTTTTGGTGTTTCGGCGCAAGGATTTGTAGAAGAGATAAAAGAGTACGAGGGTAAAGAGCTAGCTATCCATATAAATAGTTTGGGTGGAGAGGTTTTTGAAGGTATGGCTATTTATTCTATAATTCAAAGAAGAAAAGCAAAAACAACAGTTTACATTGAAGGTATCGCGGCTAGTATAGCTTCTGTAATAGCTTTAGCAGCTGATGAAGTTGTAATGAGTGAAAACTCACTACTTATGATACATAATGCTTGGGGAGGAACTCAAGGAGATGCTTCTGACATGAGAAAGCAGGCTGATGTTCTTGATAAGATAACAAATGAAATTGCTGAAATCTATGTAAAACAAACTAACATTCCTTATGATGAAATTATACGCATGATGAGTGAAGAGACATGGTTGACGGCAGAAGAAGCAGTAGCAATGGGCTTTGTAGATTCTATTTCAGAGCCAATAAAAGTTGCTGCAAAATATGATGTTTCTAAATTTAAGAACATCACACTTGAAAAAGTGGAACAAACATTAAGTATTAACAATAAAAGAAAAATCAAAATGACAGAAGAATTAAAATCTTGGTTTAACTCTAAAGTTGATGATATTATCGCTAAAGTAAAAGCAGACGATACTGTTGAGACTAATGAGGGAGTTAAGGAGGTTAAACTTGCTGACAATGAGGAAATTGTAAATAAATTTTCTGAGTTTGAAGCTAGTATAGCTAACCTTAACAATTCTATTACTGATTTAGAAGGAGAAAAAGAAACTCTAACTGAAGAGGTAAGTAGATTGACTGCTTTGTTAAATAAAGCAGAAGCTGTAGGTACAGAAGTGTCAACTGAAGGAGACCCTGCTGTAATTACAAAAGAAGAAGTTTTAGATGATAATGCGATATTCTTTAATGATATTGCAAATGCATTAAAAACATCTTATATCAGATAACAATTTAATTAATCAAAAAAAGTAAAAAAAATGGCAAATGTAGCATTAAAAGGAGCTTTGACTTTTGCGGGAACTAACGCGTCAAAGTATTTATTAGAGCCAATGTTTCATTCTGATGATATTATGCGTAATTACAGTATATATCCAAATGTAAAATACAAGCATTTCATCACTATGGCTCCAAGTTTAAGTAGTATTACAGCTTTAAATACAGGTTGTGACACAACTAACACTTGTAACCCAGCTGGGTTTACAATGGAACAAAAAGCAATAGAAGTAGAGCAAGTTTCAGTTAAACAAGTACAATGTTGGAATGAGTTTGAAAACTTATTTATTGCTGAGTCTTATAAAGCAGGTTTAAGTATGCCTGATTTAACAGGAACTCAAATTGCAGATGTTATTCTTAACAGAGTAAGAAATGCAATAAAAACAGATATGATAAGAAACATGTGGGGTGGTGACTCTGGAGCAGCGGTAGCTGACTGTTCTTATAAATCAATGGGAGATGGTCTTTGGGAAAAATTATCAACAGGAAGTGCTATTGGTGGTGGAACTCAAATGAGAGAAGTAACAGGTACTTTGGGTGCGGCAGCAGCTGAGTATATTACTGTAGGAGCGGCTTTACCAGCGGCAGATGCGGTACTTGTATTAGAGGATGTGTTTAATTCAGCTCCTGCTGCATTACAACAAATTCCTGCTAGCGAGAAAAAACTTTTCTGTACTCCTAATATTTACAACGCATGGTATAGCGCATTAACTCAAGTAGCTTCAGCTGGTTCTGTTGACTATGGTCATTCAGAAGCGCAAGCAGGTAAGCAAAGATTATTCTTTAGAGGTGTTGAATTAGTACCTATGTATGAGTGGGATACAGCTTTAACTGCATTGACAGGAGCTGACTTACCACCATTATTTACAGCAGCAACAGCGGGTATCCAATGTGCAAATGGTGTAATATACGCAGCTAAAGATAATTTAATGATTGGTACAAATGTAACAGACCCTGATAATCAGCTTAAAATGTTCTACGATGAGGTTTCTGACAATATGTATATCCGTTCTAACTTTACAATGGGCTTCCAATATGGATGGGATTCATTAGTGAACGGTTCAATGTTAGTAGATTAATAATTAGTAATTAACCTTAAAAATAGAATAAAATGGCAATAGATACAGGATTAACGGTAACTTGCGGCAATCTTAATGCGGTAGGAGGAATTAGGTCAATTCTTCTTACAGATTTAGATAATATTGCTACAGTAACACCTACATCATCAAACGCAACACATACAGTTACAGGTCTTACTACTACCAACCCTTGGGCTAGATTTGAGTTCAAGAATGAAACAGCTTCTTTAGCTATTTCAGGTACTAAGGAAGGCGGAAGTACAGCTTATGAGTGTGCGTTATCTTTCTATCTGCCACAAATGAATGGAGCTAGATTCAACGAAGTAATGAGTTTAGCTGGATGGACAGACACAGCATTAGCTGCTGCTTGTCCTGTAGCATTAGTGGAGATGAATGATGGTACAATGTTAGTTGTAGGATGGTCGTATATTTACCAACAAGGTTCTCAAGGTTCAACTCCTTGGGATAGAAACCAAACTTATGCTAACCTAACTACTATTGAAGGTGGTACGGGTGCGGCATATGCAGACGACAATGGATTGACAATAACATTAACAGCAAGACAATTTGAATTACCTCTTGAATATACAGGAGCAATTACAATATTAGCTGGAGATGTAACCGCAGATACTGCATAATTTGATTTTGATAATAGCGAGGGGTTATAAACACCCCTTGCTAATATCTTTTTAATATGTGTGACTGTCAAGGCAATATAAAAGTTGTAGATTTGTCATACTCAAAAATTTATTTAGAAATGGCAAACTATAAAGTTAAAAAACAATACAAAGACACAGCCACTTATTTTAAAGGGGTTAGAGTTCATTGGAATACCGCAACAGAAGAGCAGCTTGCTTGGGTGTATGAAGAGGTTGATAATGGCTATCTCTATGTAGAAAAAACTGACAAAACCAATAAATCAAATAATGAAAGTACCGTCAAAAAGTCAAAGAAAGAAAGTAAGTCAGGCAAAGAAAACAGCTAGTGTTAAAAAGCCTAGCGGCAAAAATAATACTTTTGAATTTGGAGTTTTTAACCTAGGGGTTCCTCCAAGTATTAGTGAGCCTAAAAACTTAAAAAATGTAAATTCCAAATGGATACCCTTTGGGGATGATAACTTGTTTCCTCAGTATCTAGCGGAATTAAAAAGAAAATCTTCTACACATAGAAGTGTGTTAGCTCAAAAAACTGTCTTTACGAGTGGAGCTAAATTTGTTTGTAATAACGACTCTTTAGAGAGGTTCATTAAAGATGTTAATGCAGACCACGAATCATTAAGAGATGTCTTTAAAAAACTAGCAGACGATTATTATACTTTTGGTAATGCTTACATGGAGTGTGTTATTTATGAGGGGGGTGTAAATATTTATCATTTAGATGCAACCAAAGTTAGAATGAGTAAAACCAAAAAAGAGGTTTATGTTAATCCTGATTGGTGTAGATATTGGAATGAAGATGAAAAAATACACAGGCTGCCTATTTACCCTAGGGTAGCGCACAACAAATTCGTAATACATTTTAAAGATTACGAACCTACTTTTAATTTTTATGGGCTACCTGATTATGTGGCGGCTTTAGAGCATATATGCGTAGATTACGAAATTGGAAAATGGAATCATACTAAGTTTATGAATGGATTCCAACCTTCTGCAATAGTAGAAATTAGCGGAGATATGGGAGAGCAAGAAGCTCAAGAGATGGTAAGAGAAGCTCAAAAGAAATTTGTAGGAGAGGGTAATAACGGGAAGATACTTTTTATAGTAAAAAATGGAGATACTTCTCCAGCAAATGTTCAGGTTATTAAAGACGACCAAGAAGGAAGTTGGATTGATTTACAAAAGATAACCGACCAAAATATAATAACTGCTAATAGATGGCAGCCATCACTTTCAGGTATTGTTAGCTCAGGAAAAATGAATAACACAGGAAGTGAGATTAGAATTGCGTATGATTTAGTTATGACAACAGTTATAAAAGACACATCTGAAATGCTGTTAAATGGAATCAGAACAGTTCTATACAATGAAATGGGCTATGACCCTAAAGACTTAACTATACACTATGAGCCGCCAATCTCTTACGCTAATGATGTGGATATTAGAGAGGTTTTAACTATTAATGAGCAGAGAGCTTTAATTGATGAGGATTTACCTATGTTGAGCGATGGAGATATGTTTGTAGCTGATAGAGAGATTATAGTCACTCAAAGAGATGAAGATGGAGATGGAGAGATAGAAGATGAAAAATCAGTAACAATAGAACAATAGGAAATGGCAAATTATAGACAATATGACCCTTTAGTTACCGCAGGAGAAGTAATAGAAAAAACATTTACTAATAAAAATACAGACCCTGTGCTTGTCTCTAGCAACACAATAGTTTTAGCAGAGCTTGCTCATATTAGACCTTTATTAGGAGAAAAGTTTTATGGAGAATTAAAGCTTCAACACAATAACGGAACTTTAACGGCTGATAATCAAACTTTTATGACTTATTATTTAGAAGATTGTTTAGCGTGGTTTGTGAGATTTGAGGTTGTAAATGATATTATGAATAACATAACTTCTAGTGGTGTAGTTCATAATCTAGATGAGTTTTCTAGAGTTATAGACGACAATGATTATAATATGTTTAAGCAAGATACATATAGAAAGGCTGAAATTTTTGCTGAAGATATGATGGATTATTTAAATGGAGATGACCAAGACGGTATGTTTACCACTTATGAGGATAATAAGCCTAAAAGCATGAGTGATACATATAAAAATCATGGAATGATATTTTATGATAGTATATATGATTATACAGGGGGAGACGCTTGTCCTTCTTGTAATTCTTATTATGGGTATTGTAAATGTCAAGGGTGTACAACTTGTTAAAATATAAATATGGCGGCAAACGAACATAAAAACTTATTAGATGTAAACAGACATAACCCTATGGGATTTGAGTCTGCTAGAAATAATAGCTTTCTTTCTAAAGGAAATGGCGCTACTGCTGATGGTTTAGATGGTAGTCTTGGTTGGGTAAGAAATACAAAATGCCTAGTATTGAGTTACGGGACAATAGAAACTACGCTAGCGGTTACAGGAGATGCTGACTATATTTATATGCCTTACGATTTTAGATTAACAGAGGTAAGGGCTAGTATTTTTGAAGTAGCTGATGCTACCGTAACAGTAGACATAAAAAAGGCAGGCGTTAGTATTCTTTCTACCTTGCTAACTATTGATGCTACCGAAAACACATCAGTAACTGCGGCAACAGCAGCTGTTATTGATACATCAGAAATAGGAGATAACTCTAAAATAACGATAGACATAACTACCATTGGTGGTGCTGGAAACGAAGGAACAGGCTTAAAGGTTTATTTATTAGGCCATAAAGAATATAAATAATAATATAAAAAAAATGAAAGGACAAATGAATGATACAATACAGGTGGTGGTTGCTAATACAGCAGGAATAGGGGTGTCCTTATCTCAAGTAAATGAATTGTTAACTTTTGTATCGCTTTCTCTAGCGATTATGTTTACAATTTATAAGTATGTAAAAATAAAAAATAAATAGACATGGCAGGAACAATAACAAAAGCTCAATTAGATGTTAGTATAACGGAAACGGTAACTTTAAATGGTGTTACTTACGGAAACAATTTAAATAAATCTTTTGCTGGTAATGGTAAGGTTGACCAAAGGATTATGACTATTGCTGCGAAAGGAGAAGAAGGTATGACTGTAACAACTATTCTTGCTTTATCTACAGTAGATGCAAAAGGGCAAGTTGTAGTAGCTGATTATTCTTATTTTAGAATTACGAATACTGATGATTCAAACGCTCTAATATTAGAGTTATACAATGGTGCTGATTATATTTATTTTAATGTTGAAGCGGGAGAAAGCTTTATATTAATGAGTCCTGAAACAGATTATTTAGCAGCTTCAGGCCCTGTTACTTTTGCAGATATTCAGCAAATAAATGGAGCAAGCGCAAGCACTACAGAAAGTATAGATATAGAGTATGTTGCTGTAACTAAAGGAGGTATAGAAGAGGGAGAATAATAAAACATGGCTAAATTAAGCTTTATATTTCGTGAAGGCACAAGAAAAAAAAGAAAAGGGGTGCATAGCAAAAATGCTTCAAAATCTCAAAATGGCTATAAGAAAAAATACAGAGGTCAAGGTAGGTAAAGCTAATCTACTTATAATTAGAGATACTTTTACTTCTAAATCTGTTCTAGGCAAACTCTATTGCAATGGAGAGTTTATGGCACATACTTTAGAATTGCCTTGGAAAGATAACCAAAAAGGTGTATCTTGCATCCCGCATGGTAATTATAAGTGCAGGGTAAGGTATAGAAATGAGAGTGGAAACTATGATTATGTTCACTTACTTGTGCAAGATGTAAAGGACAGAAGTTATATTTTATTCCATCGTGGGAACTACCCTTCAGACAGTAGAGGATGTATATTAACAGGAACCCATAGAGCGCAAACTCCTGATAAGATTTTGGAAAGCAAGATAGCTCATACTTACCTAATGAATTATTTGTTTAATAATAACTTAAGTGAAAATATAAATCTAACAATAAAAAATAAATAAAATGAAAAAATTAATTGAAAAATTTTTAATCGGTCAAATGCTAAAGTCAAAGAAATTTTGGTACACTATTGTAGCTGTAGTAGTTCAATTATTACACGATGCCTTTGGCTTAAATCCTGAAGAAACAGAAGCAATATTACACTCTATTATCGCTTTGATAATTGGTCAGGGTATCGCTGATATAAGTAAGTCAAATAAAAAATAGTATTTTTGAAAAAAAACTCATATATTTGCAGACCTTCTTATGAGTGTTTTCTAGGATGGTCTAGTTAGTAGTTAAGAGTGGGGAGTTAATAACTTCTCACTCTTTCTTTTTATAAGGGTCTTTTTTCTATATATTTGAGACATGAAAAAGTATGGAAGAAGATTAAGGTTAACTCAAGAAGAAGAAAACTTAATCTATCAACATAGAGCAAAGGTTGTAGATAATATAAATAATAATACAGCTTTAGACGAACATCTTGAAGATAGGGGGATAGACAAAAAAGATGTTGTTTCTGTAAAACATTGGCAATCAGCCAATGGGGAATATAGATTTTCAATAGTAACTAAAGAAGATTGCGGATTAGACGAGAATAAAATTTTTAAAAATGTAAATAATTTTATTGAGAAATATTCTCCTGATTATAAAAAAATTAAAAGAAAAAAAGGCTCTCACTTATTAGTAGTTAATCCAGCTGATATACATATAGGAAAGTATGCTAGTGAATTAGAAACAGGGGAGTCATATGACTGTGAAACTGCTGTGTCTAGAGTGGTTGAAGGTGTGCAGGGTATTATAGACAAATCTAAAGGATTTGATTTGGATAAAATTTTATTTTGTATTGGTAATGATGTGCTACATATAGATAATGTATATAATACTACAACCAAAGGAACTCATCAGGATACTGATGGTAAGTGGTGGGAGCATTATGAGATTGCTTTAATGTTGTATGTTAAGGTTATAGAAATGTTAAGAGAGCTTGCTCCTGTTGATATTTTACACTCAATGTCAAATCACGACTATCAAAGTGGCTTTCATTTAGCTCATACTTTAAAGTCTTGGTTTAGAAAAGCTGAAGATGTAAGTTTTGATATAAGCGTTTCTCATAGAAAATACTATCAATATGGTAATAATCTTATAGGGTTAGAGCATGGAGATGGAGCTAAAATGGATAAACTTCCATTATTAATGGCGCAAGAATGTCCTAAAATGTGGAGCCAAACAAAATATAGGTATTGGTATTTACATCATATACATCATAAAGTAAAACATAAATGGCTAGACTCAAAAGATTTTATTGGTGTTACTGTGGAATATATGCGTTCGCCTAGCGGAACAGACAGCTGGCACAACAGAAAAGGATTTACAGGTGTTCCTAAAGCCTGTGAAGGTTTTATTCACGATAAAGAAAGCGGTCAGGTAGCAAGATTAACACATTATTTTTAACCCTTAACTAAGGGTATAGCATACTCTTAAAGATAAATATAAAGATAAATATCAATTTAAAGATATAATACAATAAAATTAAAAAAAACTTGTAAAAAAGTTTGGTAGTTTAAAAAATTGTTGTATCTTTGTACAGAATTTCAACTAACTAACTATTAACGAAAACACTAAATTATGAAAAAACTAGAGAAAATTTTAACGGAGACATTAGACTATTTATCAGTAAGCGAATATAGTGATAATGCCTTAGACACAGCAATAGAGATTTGCACAAAACACCTGCCTTTTATGGATGAATGTAAAGACAAAAGACAAATGGTAGTATTTACTTTATCTGACAATCCTAAGTATTGTGTAGATTTAGTGGACTATTATTATGGTAATGGTATTAACGAGGATTTAGAAAACAAAATAGAACCCTATTACCTTAATCAATTTACAAATACACTTGCACACGATTTATTAGGACTATATAAGAAAGAAGAGTTCTTTGTTCCTAGAATTAATAACGATACTGTATAGATATGAATTACGATAATTGGAAATTAAGCAACCCTATAGATGATGGGCAGGGATACGGAATGGTAAGCTCTTGTTGTGGCTCTAGCTACGAGGAAGAAGTACCTACCTGTGCAGAGTGCGGCTCTGACAATATAGGAGAGAAATGCGCTGGAGATGAGGGGTGGACAGTATGTGATGATTGCGGTGCTATAGAGCAGGGATATGAATATATAGATATCTGTAATGAATGTGGAGAGGAATGTGAAATAATAGAAGAACACGAATATAAAGCATTAGCAGAAGAGAATTACAGAGAAATGATGAGGGATGATTGGTAGAGTGTTGATTCTAATTCTGTTTATATGTTTATCAGGATGTTGCACTATTAAAAATGTGGATGACACAGAACATTTATGGATGGGAGGGGATGGAGTGGAATTTTACGAATAAATTATTAACTAAACTATTTAAAAATGGCGAAAACACAAACGAGTGATATTCTACAACACTTAAAAGAAGGTAGAAGATTAACACAAAAAGAAGCTATAAATCAATATGGAGCTTATAGATTATCAGGAATTATTTACTCTTTAAGAAAGCAAGGACATGATATAATTTCTATACCAACAGAAGTTCCTACTCGCTATAAAAAGGCGGATGGAGGTTTAAAAACAACAACAGTTGTTAACTATAAGCTTAACAAAGATAAAAAAACAAGCTTTGATTCTAGGCTTAAAAATCTTATAGATTCACTTATTAATTAATTATTAACTAAAACTTTATTAAAATGAAAAAAGTTGAAAACACTACGGAAGTAAAAGAAACAAAAGAAGAAACTTTAAAAAGACTATTTAGAGAAAATGGACTTGTTAAAGAAGATGTTTATAAAGACAAGCGTGGCTTTGTAATTATAACTAGAACAGGTATAGATAAGATTGTAAGCAAGAAAAACATTATGGTAGCTTACG